ATCCTGCGCAAGTTTTCGCGAAAAACAGTAAAAACAGGCCGGAAAACGGGTGGAAAATGGGCGAAATCAGGCCGGAAAACGCAAGATCGTCGTTTCCGGCCGATATTCGCGGGATGGGCCCGGGATCGCCGTGGGATCGCGGCCGGGTCGCACGCCGATCGCATGAGGATCGCGCCATGCTCCTGCAGCTTCTGAAAGCGGCGCGCCGCTTGCGCCTCCGATATTTCGGGGATGTCCCCGACCCATCGTGGCGGGCGCAAACGCCGATCCTGAAGTTCACCGGGGCGCCCGCGGCGCCGCCCCGAGCTCCGCGGCGCCGCTCGGGCGGCCCGAAAGTGTCGCCATGACGAAGAAACCGAAGCGGGACGAGATATTCGGCGGCCGGTTTTACGAGAATTCTGCCCACGGGCTGACCGAAGTCCCGCCCGGGCGCCCGGATATTTGGATCTGCCGCCGCCTGACGGACTTTCCGCGCGGCGCCGCTCCTGCGGGCGCCGCCGTCGGGGAGTGCGCCGAGTGCACGGCGCCGATCGCGTACGAAGCGGATCGGGTGGCGCGCGTTCCGGCATCGACGCCGCTCGTCTGTATGCAATGCGCGGGGTTCGAACCCCTGCCGATCGAGTGATGGGCACGATCCAAATGGCAAGCGAGCCGACCGTCTGCCTGCGGTGTTTGCATCCGCTCCCGGCGCCCGTCGCGGGCCGCCGTCGGACGCGCAAGACGTGCGGAACATGTTTGCACGCGTACTGTTGGCCGCTCTGTTATCGCGCGCACGTCCGATCGCATCGCGAAGATCCCGCGGCGCCCTTCAACCACCGGCGGTTTCACCGTGGGTAACTGGAACTCCGGCCGCCGGCCGAAACCGACCGCGTTGAAAGTACTGCGCGGGAACCCGGGGAAACGCCCGCTCAATTCGCACGAGCCGACCCCGCCGCCCGCGGCGAGCGCGTTCGACACGCCGCCGCCCGAGCTCGCGACCGACCCGGCCGCCGCCGCGGAGTGGGCGCGGGTCGTGCCGATCCTGCGACGGTGCGGGATCATCACCGAAGCGGAGCGGGCCGCGCTCGTCGCGCTCTGTCAGCAGTGGTCGATCTACGTCGAAGCGCACGGCAAGCTCCGCAGTCTCGGGATGATCGTCAAGGGCCCGGATGATGTCCCGATGACCAACCCGTACATTCGCGTGGCCGATCGCGCCCTGCAGTCCTGCGTGCGACTCTGGGTGGAGCTCGGGTTGACGCCGAGCGCGCGGGCGCGCTTGTCGGTGGCGCCCGCGGTCGAACCGGCCGCGACGAGCAAGTGGGCGGGGCTCTTGTGAGCGACGAAACGACGACCCTCGACGCGCTCGTGCCCGACCCGGCCAATCGCCGCGATCATCCCGCGCGCAACCTGCAGATGATCACGGCCGCGCTCCGCGACATCGGGCCCGCGCGCTCGATCGTCATCGACGAGCAGAACGTCGTGCTCGCGGGCAATGGCGTCACGGCGGCGGCGGCCGACGCAGGCATCACGCGCGTGCGGATTGTCGAGCCCGCGGCCGACGAGCTCATCGCGGTCCGGCGCCGCGGATTGTCGGACGACGAGAAACGCCGACTCGCGCTCTATGACAATCGGACGGGCGAGCTCGCGGAGTGGAACGTGGAACGCTTGCGCGCGGATGGCGCCGCGGGGCTCGATTTCCACCCGTTCTTCTTTGCCGACGAACTCGAGTCGTTGGTCGGCGTGCCGACGGCGGAGCAGTGGGCGGAATCGGCGGGGAAGCTCCCGCAAGGGGAGCGCTCGGGCTTTCAGCACGTCACGTTTGTGCTCACCGACGCGCAAGTGGCGACCGTGCGCGCCGCGATTGTCGAAGCGAAAGCGCGCGGGGACTTTGGCGCGACCGGCAACGAGAATAGCAACGGGAACGCGCTCGATCGGATCTGTGACGGCGTATGTCGTCAGTCAAAGACTTGGTCCTGCGGCCGATTGATCGGGCGGCGGCGAACGCCTGCGTGCGCCGCCTGCACTACAGCGGGCGCACCGTGCCGAATTCGCAGTTCCATATCGGCGTGTTCTGGCAGGGCGCGCTTGAAGGGGCGATCCAATTCGGGCCGCCGCTCGACAAGCGGCGATTGATCCGCATTGTCGAAGGCACCGGGTGGAACGAGATGATCGAGCTCAACCGGATGGCGTTCTCGGGCGCGCTCCCGCGCAATAGCGAGTCGCGCGCCCTCTCGGTGGCGTGTCGCCTGCTCCGCGCGCACGCGCCGCACGTGAAATGGTTTGTCACCTTCGCGGATGCCGCGCAGTGCGGCGACGGGACGATCTACCGGGCCGCGGGCTTTCTGCTCACGCAGATCCACGCGAACAAGAGCATCCTCGAAGCGGCGGGCGAGCGCTTTACCGACGTGGGCTATCGGACCGGGACCGCGCTTCGCACGCGCGTGAATAAAGCGATCGGGATCGAAGAGACGGGCACGGGCGGGCTCGCGCGCTTGAAAGCGAGCGGCGGGAAGGTGCTCCCGGGCTTTCAGATCCGCTACGTGAAGTTTCTGGACCCGGCGTGGCGCACGCGGCTCGTCGTGCCGGTTCTGCCGTACTCCGAGATTGGGGAGCGCGGCGCGTCAATGATTCGCGGGCGAAGTGTCACGGCGCACGGTCAGGCTCACCCCCTGACAGGGGACGGTTCGACTCCGATCCGCCCGCTCCACTTGTCAGAGACCGACGAATGACCGCCCGCGAGCTCGCGACCAACGGCCCGGACCGGAAGATCGCGATCATCAATCGGCTGACCCACACCAAGGGCCCGTTTGCGGGCGAGCCCTTCAATCTGCGTCCGTGGCAAGCGAAGAAGATCCTGCGTCCGCTCTTCAAGCTCGATCGCAAGTCCGGCAAACGGCAGTACCGGATGTGCCTTTTGATGATGCCGCGCAAAAACGGGAAGACCGAACTGATCGCCGCGCTCGCGATCGACGGGCTCATGTTCGACGGGGAAGCGGGCGCCGAAGTGTATTCAGCGGCGGCCGACAAAGACCAAGCGGCGTTGGCGTTCAACGTGGCCGCGCAGATGATTCGCAACGATGCCGAGCTCTCCGCCGAGTGCGACATCCTCGACTCGCAAAAGCGGATCGTGCACCGCCGCTCGGGTTCGTTCTATCGCGCGATTTCGGCGGAAGCCTACTCAAAGCACGGGTTCAACGCATCGCGCGTGCTCTACGACGAGCTCCACGCCGCCCCGAACCGCGAGCTCTGGGACGTGCTGACCTCTTCGACGGGCGCCCGCGCCCAGCCGCTCACGGTCGCGATTTCGACGGCCGGTTACGACCGGCACTCGATCCTGTACGAGCTCTACGCGCACGCGAAGGCGGTCGCGGAGAACCCCGCGCTCGATCCCGCGTTCCTGCCCGTGATCTTTGAAGCCCCGATTGACGCGGATTGGACCGACGAAAAAGTGTGGCGGGCGGCCAATCCCGCGCTCGGGGATTTCCGATCGCTCGACGAGATGCGCGCGGCGTGCGCCCGCGCGAAAGCGGTGCCCGCGCAGGAGAACGCGTTTCGCCGCCTGTACTTGAACCAATGGACGGAGCAGGCGGAACGATGGATCAGTCTGTCTGCGTGGGACGCCTGCCAGACCTCGATCGATCGGACCGCGCTCCGCGGGCGCCGGTGTTTCGTCGGGCTCGACCTCTCGACGACCACCGACCTCACCGCCGCGGTCGCGGTCTTTCCGGATGATGACGGCTTCGATGTCCTCACGGCGTTCTTCGTGCCCGCCGAGCGGATTGGCGCGCGAGTCGCCCGCGATCGGGTGCCCTACGATCAGTGGGCCCGCGACGGGCGGCTCATCGCCACGCCCGGGCCCACGGTCGATTACGACTACATCCGCGAGCTCGTCAAGGCATGGGATCGGGAGTTCGATCTGCGGGTGCTCGCCTACGACCCGTGGAACGCGACCGATTTGATCGCGCGGCTCGAAAAGCAGGACGGGATCACCTGCGTGAAAGTCCGGCAGGGCTTCGCGACACTTTCGGCGCCCTCGAAGTCGCTGGAAAGTGCGATCCTTGCGAAGCGCTTGCGCCACGACGGCGATCCGGTGCTCCGGTGGAATATGGGCAATCTGTCGGTCGAGTCCGATGCCGCGGGCAATATCAAACCGTCGAAGGAGCGATCGACGGAGCGGATCGACGGTGGGTACGCGCTGATCATGGCGATCGACGCGCTCGATCGGAACGGCTCGGTGCCCGCGCCCGCGTATAACATGCTGATCCTCGGACCGGAGTGACATCCAATGGCGAATCCACGCGGGCGCCCGCCGCTCGACCGCGCCGACCCCTCCGTGGTGGTCTCGGTCGCGCTCCCCGGGCGCACCTTCGATGTGATCTACCGGCAAGCGCACGACGCGCGGGTCTCGGTCCCCGAATTGATCCGGCGCACGCTGCGTGAATCTGCGAATAGAAAACGTCAAAATTCTGACCGCTGACGCTCCGGGGCGATACTCGCGCCGCCCGTGGAGCGTGCCTACGCGACCCTGACCGTCAAAGCGGCCGTCCCGGGCGCCACGCGGAAGCTCGCGGGCATCGCGACGACCCCGACCCCTGACCGACAGGGCGACACGATCGAACCGCTCGGGGCGAGCTTCGCGAATCCGATCCCGCTCCTGCTCCACCACGACGCCGAGCGGCCGATCGGACTGGCGTACCTGCACCCGCCGACGGCCGACGGCATCACCTTCGACGCGACGATCGCGACCATCGACGAGCCCGGGCCCTTGCGGGACCGGACCAACGACGCCTGGCAGACCGCGAGCGCGGGGCTCCTGCGGGGCGTTTCGATCGGGTACCGCGGGCGACAGGGCGGCGTGCACCTTTTGAAAAACGGCGGGCGCCGGTTCTCGCGGATTGAAATCTGCGAACTGTCACTTGTGACAGTCCCCGCCAACTCCGATGCGACGTTCGCGACGATCAAGTCGCTGGACGCGCCCTACGTGGCCGCGTCAGGCCCTTCACCGATCCCGGCGTCTCGGGAACTTCCCCGACGGGGACAGACGATGACCGCACAAGAGCAAGTCACCCAGTTCGAACACTCCCGCGCCGCGAAAGTGGCCGCGATGGAAGCGATTATGAGCGGCGCCGATGGCGCCACGCTCGCCGACGACAAGCGCGACGAGTTCGAAACGCTCCGGCTCGACGTGAAATCGATCGACGAGCACCTGACCCGCGCCCGCGAGCTCGACCGCTTGATGTCGTCGCAGGCCACGCGCGTGCCCGCGGTGCCGGGCGTCGGATCGCCCGCGACCATCGTCCGCGTCAAGTCGAACCTCGCCCCCGGCACCGCGTTCGTGCGCGCGGCGATGGCGATCCTCTCGACCAACGGTCGGTACGAAGCGATCGAGTATGCGAAGCGGTGGGAACGCGACTGTCCCGAAGTCGGGCTCTATCTGAAAGCGGCCGTGGCGCCGGGCACCTCGACCGATCCGCTCTGGGCGGGCCCGTTGGCCGTGATTCAGAACGTCCCGGGCGAGTTCATCGAACTCCTGCGACCCGCAACCATTCTCGGGAAGATCCCGAACCTCCGCCGCATCCCGTTCAACGCGCAAGTGCCCGTGCAGACGGCAGGCGGATCGTACGGGTGGGTCGGTCAGGGACTCGCGAAGCCGGTCACGTCGCTGCAGTTCGGCTCCGCGAAGCTCGACATCTCGAAGGCGGCGGGGATTGTGGTGCTGACGACCGAGCTCGTGCGGCTCTCCGATCCGGCGGCCGAAGATGTGGTCCGTCGCGACATGATCGCGGGGATCGCGGCGTTTCTCGATCAGCAGTTCATCGACCCGGCCGTGGCCGCCGTCGCGGGCGTCCATCCGGCGTCGATCACCAACGGCATCGTGGGGATCGCGTCGGTCCAAGACCCGTATAAAGACCTGCTCGCGCTCCTGCAGGCGTTCTCGACCGGCCACGTCCCGCTCGCGAGCGCGACCCTGATCGTGTCGGAGACCAACGCGCTCGCGATGGCGTTCATGCGCGATGCGATGGGGAACCGCGTCTTCCCGAACGTCACGATCAGCGGCGGCACCGCCGAAGGCATCAACGTCGTCACGTCCAACGCGGCCGGAACGAACGTGATCCTCGTGTGGCCGCCCGCGATTCTGTACGCGGATGATGGCGGCGTGACGATCGATGTCTCGAAGGACGCATCGGTGCAGATGGACTCGGTGCCTGCGAATCCGTCGGACGCGACGACGGTGCTGGTCTCGCTCTGGCAGAACAACCTCGTGGGCTTGCGCGCCGAGCGGTTCATCAACTGGAAGCGCGCGATCAACGCGGGCGTGGCGCTCGTGACGGGCGCGAACTATCCGGCGATCGGCGGATAACGATCGCGGGTCGGTAGACGCGCGGCGGTGGGCGTTTGGCTGGGGAGCGCGCCCGCCGCCGCGCGGAAGTCTTGGGGGCAGCGTGGGCGGTCCATTGCAATGGGTGCGATCGGTGGTCGAGCTCGTGCGGAAGGCGGCGCCGCCCCGCGCACTGCGTCCCATCGGCCGATCCTCGGGTGGCTGGTGGCCGATCATCCAAGACCCGTACCCGGGCGCGTGGCAGCAGAACAACGAGATTCAGGCGGCCACGTCGCTGCAGTACTTCGCGGCGTTCGCCTGCGTGACCCAGATTGCGTCCGATGTCGCGAAGCTCCGCCTGCGACTGGTCGAGCTCGACAACGAGGGCGTGTGGCATGAGACGACCAACCCCGCGTTCTCGCCCGTGCTCCGCAAACCGAACCGCTACCAGACGACCGGGAAGTTTGTCGAGCAGTGGATCACGTCCAAGCTCGTCAGCGGCAACACCTTCGTCCTGAAAGAGCGGGACGCCCGCGGGATCGTCAAGGCGATGTACGTCCTCGATCCGACGAAGGTGATCCCGCTCGTCTCGGCGGATGGCGGGGTGTACTACCAACTCAACACCGACCAACTCACGGGGATCGGCGGCGGGATCATCAATCAATCCGTCACCGTGCCCGCGAGCGAAATCATCCACGACTTGATGTACCCGCTCTTCCATCCGCTCGTCGGTGTCTCGCCGCTCTACGCGTGCGGGCTCGGCGCCCTGCAAGGGCTCACGATTCAGCAGCAGAGCAATTTCTTTTTCCAGAACGGCAGTAAAGCGGGCGGCGTGCTCACCGTCCCGGGCGCGATTTCCGACGAGACCGCGGCGAAGCTCAAGGCGGACTGGCAGACGAAGTTCACCGGCGCGAACGTGGGCCAGGTGGCGGTGCTCCCCGACGGGATGAAGTACGAACCGCTGACGGTCAACGCGACCGATGCGAAGCTCGTGGAGCAACTGAACTGGACCGCAGAAACGATCTGCTCCTGCTACCACGTCCCGCCGTTCATGGTCGGCGTCGGGCCCGTGCCCCACTTCACGTCGCTGGAACCGCTCCTGCAGCAGTACCACGCGCAATGTATTCAGAGTCTCCTGACCTCGTGCGAGGACGCGCTTGACGAAGGGCTCGGGCTCACGAGCACGGCGTACGGGACCGAATTCGACATTGACGATCTGATTTGGCTCGACACGGCCACGCGCACGAAGGCGGCGGCCGATGCGATCGGATCGGGCGCGGTGTCGCCCAACGAAGCTCGCGCGAAGTGGTTCGGGCTCGGGGCGGTCGAGGGCGGAGACACCCCGTACATGCAGCAGCAGAACTACTCACTCGCGGCCCTTGATGCGCGCGATCGGACCAATCCGCTCGTCGCGCCGCCGCCCTCGCTCGCGCCGCCTGCCGTCCCCGCGACGATTCCGGCCGCCCCGGTGCCCGCGGTCGCGGCGGCGTGGCGCGGGCGGGAGCTCGCGCTTGCGCTCCTGCAGAAAGATTGGACGGGGATCAGCGATGCCGCCTGACGATCCGGTCGCCCTCGCGGATGACACCGCCGTGGTTGTGGACGCCGTGGAGCGGGTCGTCAAGACCGCCCTCGCGCCCGTCGTGGGGCGCCTCCGGGCCCTCGAAGCGGGCGCCGGGGATCTGGCCGCCGCCCGGGAGCGGATCGCCGCTCTGGAAGCCCGCCCGCCGCTCCCGGGCCCGCCCGGGCCGCCCGGACCGGCCGGGGCGGATGGGCTCCCGGGCGCCGACGGCCGCGGGATGACGTACCGCGGCGTGCACGTCGATGGCGCCCCCTACGTGCGCGGCGATGTCGTCACGCGCGAGGGCTCGATGTGGCACTGCAATACCGACACGACGACCCGCCCGGGCGATGGCGGCCACGGATGGACGCTCGCGGTCAAGCGCGGGCGGGACGGGAGCGGGCGGCCATGACAGGGATCGACATTCTCGGGGTCGCGGTCTCGCTCTGCGTGCTCGCCGTCGTGGTGGTCCTGTCGATGTACGTCACCGACTGGATCTTGTCGAAGTTCGCGCCGACCGATGCGCGGGCCCGCCTGCTCGCGACCCTCGTCGCGGTGCTGGTCGGGCTGCTCCTGCTCGCGATCATTCTCGGGTTCCTGCCCTACATCGGGGTGCACTTGTGGCGCTGACGAGCTTGACCGATCCGGTCCTCGTGACGCTCGCCCGCGCGAAGGCGCATCTGCGCGTGCTGGACACGCTCCACGATGACGACATCACGCAGAAGATGGGCGTGGCGAGCTTCGTCATCCGCGATTACTTGAAAGACCGGAACGACGCGACGTGGGACCCGGGCGATCCGGCCACGCCGCCGGTGCCCTCGACCGTCCCGCCGTGGGTCGAAGCGTCGGTCCTGCTCCTGCTCGCGCATCTCTATGAGCACCGGGGCGACGAGTTCGGGAGCGCACAAGACAACGACGATCGCGTGTGGGCGGCGATTGCGAACCTCTGCAGGCGGGCGCGCGATCCCGCGTTGGCGTAACCCGTGCCGACCGACGGGCTCGGCGCGTATCGCCACGTCGTGAGCTTTCAAACGCTGACGAGCGCGCCCGATGGCGATGGCGGGATAGTCGAGACGTGGATTGACCTCGACCCGGCCACGTGGAACGTCGCGATTCGACCGGCGACCGTCCGCGACTTGGAACGCTCGGCGGCCGGGGCGATTGTCGCGACCGCCACGCACGTCATCTCGGGCTTTTACCGCGGCGATGTCACGGTGGATGCGCGGATGCTCTTCAACGGGCGCGAGTTTCGGATCGTCGGCGTGCGGAATGTCGAGGAGCGATCGATCACGATGGACCTCTTCGCGTTGGAAACGGTGCAGTGATGCCGAACGACCTCAAGCTCACCGGCTTTGACGAGCTCCGCCGCGACTTGCTCGTCTTCCCGACCGCGTCTCGAGACGTGGCGGCCGGGATGATTGCCGTCGCTTGCGAGCGCACGAAGGAGCTGGTGCAGGCGGCGTACCCGGTCATCACGGGCGCGCTCCGCGATGGCGTGGAAGTAATGGCGCGCGTGGGCCGCGGGATTGCGGCCGTGCGCACGGTCTCCTCGACGAGCGGGCACGCGATGTTCTATGAGTTCGGCACCCGGCACTCGCGCCCGCATCCGACCTTCGTCCCGATCACGCAGCGGGAGCGGCGCGCCACGACGCAAGACATCGCCGCGTACGTGGAGACCCAAGGGATCACCGTGACGGGCGCCAATGATTGATCCGAACGCCGTCGATCGCGCGTTGATCGGGAAGCTCGCGGGCGATGCCGAGCTCACGGCCCTGCTCCCAGGCGGCGTGTTCTGGGATCTGGCGCCGCTCGGGACCACCGCGTTTGTGCTCGTGAGCTTGATGCAAAGTCGCGGGCTCCCCGAGCTCGACGGGGCGGACACGTTCCGCGACTTCGTGTATCTGGTGAAGGCGGTCGCGCTCGGGTCGAGCTCGGCGCCGACCGCGGCGGCCGACGCGCGCATACAAGCACTGCTCGACCACGGGGATCTGGACCTCTCGGGCTCGGGTGGCGACTTGATGGTGATGCGCTGGGTCGAGCGGGTGCGCTACACCGAAGCCACGGCGCAATCGGACATCTGGCAGCACCGCGGCGGCCGGTATGAAGTCATGGTCACGCCGAGTTACTGAAAAGGGGAGCAGCGATGGCACGCAGACACGGGAGTCAGGGATCGGTCGAAATGGACCCGGCAGGCGGGACCGCTTACACGCCGGTCGCGGCGTTGAACCAGTGGAAGCTCGACCTGAAGCGCGACCGCGCCGACGCGACGTGCTTCGGGGACACCAACAAGGTCTACGTCATCGGTCTGCCGGACATGTCGGGCGACCTCGCGGGGATCTGGGACGAGACGGAATCGCCCGCGCTCTTCACGGTCGCGCTCGGGGAAGATCCCGTCATGCTGAAGCTGGTGCCCTCGACCGTCGCGCCGACGCATTTCTTCTCGGGGCTCGCGTACCTCGACACCTCGATCGAAGTGAAAGCGGATGGCGTGATCACGATCAAGGGCACGTTTGCGGCGGCGGGCCCGTGGACGATGGACCCGGCCGGACCGTAGACGATGCGCGGGATCACGGGCCGGGTCGCCGCGATCAAGTGGGGATACTTCGACGCCGCGAGCGTCGAAGGCTACTCCGTCCGACAGGATCGCGGCGGCTGGTCCGTCTCGGGCGCGCTCGTGCCCGGGCGCGTCGATGCGTTCAAGCTCGCGCAACGCCCGCTCTTTTTCGTCGCCACCTTCAAAGGGGGCGCATGGCGGTGGCCGATTCACCAATTGACGACGACGCCCGATGGCCGCTTCACCGCGGAGCTCGGGCCCGTCGCGACTGAGGGACCCAATGGGCTCACGCGTTCGACGACCCGACATTGACGTATTGCCGATTTCCGGGGGCGACACGCTCACGGTGAAGCGGTATCTGACGGCGGCGGAGTTCCGCGAGCTCGTCCGCGCGTCCACCAAACCGATCCATCTGAACGGCGGGCGCAATGGCGCGAGCGGGGATCTCTCGCTCGAAATCGACCCCACCGAATCCGGGCTCGCGACCGTGCTCGCGTACCTGCTCGACTGGACGTTCACCGATTTCGACAACCGGCCGATCGTGATTCGCGATCAGCCCCGGGCGGCGGTGCGGGCCGCCCTCGACATCATTGACGCTGACAGTTACATGGAAGTGCAACGCGCGATTCAAGCGCACGACACCGCCATGCGCGCGTTCGCGGACGCAGAAAAAAAAATCCCGAGTGGCGCGCCACCGCCCTCTCGGACCTTGCGATCTGTCGAGTGATGGGGTGGACGCTCCAGGACGTGTGGGATCTGCCGATGCCGTACTACGACGTGCTCGTCGATGAAATGAACGCCGCCGCGGAGAAGGACTGACCCCGATGCCGCTCAACGCGACCTTCGTCGCGGACTTCAATTCGTTTCTGGACGCGACGGCCAAAGCGGTCCAAGCGACCGACGCGATGACGGCGGCGGCGAGCAAGACCGGCCCGGTCTACGACCAACTCGTCGGCAACGCGGCGGCGGCGAGCGGCGCGCAAGCGGCGGCGGCGGACAAGGTACAAGAGGACTACAAAAAGTTCGGGGAAGACCTCGGGAAGGGCTTGATCAAGGCGGGCGAAGCGGTCGGCGAGTTCGCGAGTCACTACCTCGACGCGTTCGGCCAAGCGGAGCAAGCGACGGCGCGACTCTCGACGGCCCTGAAGAATGCCGACGCGGAAGCGGGGACGCTGAAGATTTATCAAGACCTCGCGGAAGACCTCTCGCACATTTCGACGTATTCGGTCGATGCGCTGACGAACGTGGAAACGCTGCTCACCACGTCGGGCAATATCAAACCCGACAATATGGAAGCGACCTTAAAGGCGGTGATGGACCTGACCGCAGGCATGGCGGGCTCGGGGCTCTCGCTCGAATCGGCCGCGAAGCTCGTCGCAAAAGCGGCGGCGTCCGACGGCGAATCGCTCGGACGTCTGTCGTCCATCCTCGGATACACCGTCTCGAAGGGCGATGATCTGACGACGATCCTCGACGCGATTGAGAAGAAGTTCGGCGGTGAAGCGGTCGCCAACGCAGACACGTACGCGGGCTCGATCAAGAACCTCGGCAATCAATTCGATCTGGTCAACGCGAAGATCGGCGGCCTGCTCGCGCCCCCGCTCGAAGCCCTCGATCAGTACTTCAAGTCGCTCCCGAAGGGCGTGCAGGAGTTCGTCGTCGGGTTGATCGACATCGCGTCACACATTGGCCCGGTGCTCGAAACGCTGGCGGCCCTCGCGCAGATTGCCTCCACCGAAATCGGCGGCGCCGTCTTCGCGGCGCTCGGCGCCGCGCTCGGCGCGCTCGTGCCGTGGCTCCTGATCGTCGGCGCCGCGCTCGTCGCGTTCTATGAAATCTGGAAGCACTGGGGGGACTTGGATTACTGGCTGAAGACGGCGCTCGACGCGATCCAACCGGGCTTGTCGAAGTTCGCGCCGATGCTCGAAAAGTGGTACGCCGACGCGAAAGCGATCTTCGGAAAGATCCCCGCGCTCTTCGATGGGTGGGTGGCGGCGGCCGAGAGCATGATCACGGGGCTCACGACGTGGCTCGTGACGAAGCTCGGGGCGCTCTTCGATCAGGCCGTCAGTATCGTGGCGACGGGGAGCGATAAGGTCCGGGCGCTCTTTCAGGGCCTTGAGTTCGCGCTCGTCGGCGGCTCGATCGTGCCAGACATGATCGACGGGATCGCGGAGCAATTTTTGCGACTCCCCGACGTGATGGTCAATCCGACGCAGCAGGCGGCGCAAGCGGTTCAAGACTTGTGGAATGGCTTGGGCGATAGCGCGGCGGGGCTCCTGCCGTTGATGTTCGGCGGGACGCCGATCGACGACGGCGGGACCCGGGCGATCTTCGACGGCTCGACGCTCCCGACCCCATCGGCGGGGCTCGTGCGGATGCCGTCGATGTTCGCGGCGCCCGGCCAGTCGGTGATCAATATTTCGATGAACGGGATGATGGGGACCGACGATCCCCAGACGCGGGCCGCGCTCCGGTCGGTGATTTCGGACGCCTTGATGGACGGGATGCGCTCCACGCGCTTGATGGGGACGACGTAAGATGGCGCGCGATCCGAGCGGGCGCGCCGCCGACCAGACCGCGGTGATCGTCGCGATTGGCGGGAAGCTCCTGACGCCCTTCGCGCGCATCGGGCAAGTGCGGATCGACGACATCCTCAACGACGCGCCGAACACCGCCGCGCTCTCGCTCATCGCGGCGTCTCGAGTCGGGCCGTTTGAAACGGCGCCGTTCTTCGCGGGTGCCTTCGACCCGACCGCGTTCGCGATTGCCGACAATCACGCGCCGATCCTCGTGCCGCCGCCGGTCGCGGTGGGGATGCCGATCGCGATCTATCTGGGCGCCGTCGATCCCGCGTATCAGGTGTTTGGGGGGTTCGTCACGACGCGCGAGCAGACCGCCGAGTTCGACGTACCGGCCCACGTCCGGTACGACCTGACCTGTATCGACTTCACGCGACGGCTCAACGCGCGCATCGGGATCAAGAACTACGCGGCGCAATCGGCGACCGCAATGGTGCTGGATCTGATCGCGACCTTCGCGCCCACCATCACGACGAAGAACGTCATGGCGGGCCTGCCGACGGTCGATGGCGGGATGACCTTCACGTGGGAAGAAATGGGCCGCGCGCTCTCGCGCATTGCGACGGCGATCGGTGGGTACTACTACATCGATTACACCGGCGACCTGCACTTTTTCACGGGCACCGAAGCGGGGACCGACCCCGCGCCGATCGCTCCGGGCGCCGACTTCGCGGCCCTCAAGATCGACATCGATCTAACGCAGGTGCGCACGCGGACGTACGTCGAAGGCAACGGCGGGACGATCGCGATCGCGATCCCCGCGGGCGACGCGATTGTCCCGTTCGATACGGTGGCGCCCTTCAATCCCGCGGGCGGGCTCGCGACGACCAACGGCACGCGCGTCACGTACGCGAGC